TCACAGCTAACAGGCGACGATCGCTGCCCTCCAGACCGGAGCTATTCGCCAGCGCCAGCGGGAACAAGTCGTTGGAAGTCATGAAGCCGTTGAGGAAGTTACGCTGGAGCTTTTTCTTCGTGCCCTTGATGTTGATGTGGCGATTGCCTTGAGAGCGGTCGCGAAGATCGGTGTCGTTGAATGGAAGGTAGCTGTGATTCTTCTTCAGCAGCTCGTAAACCTCAGCCGAGTCGTGACTCTTAACCTCGCCCAACTCGTAGAAGAGTGTCCCATCCATCCAGTCTTGGTAGTCAGAGACGTATTCCTGGACAGTTAGCTCCTGAACGCGCTTCCCGCCAAGAAGCGCGGCCATGACACGTCGGAAGTACGATTTGCCGGTGCCGTTGTGCTCCGACACGAGAACAGGGAACCAACCCTGCTTGTCCATAGGACGTGAGATTACGTTGTGAAAGTAGAACGCCAGAGCGTCTCTGAGAAGCCGTTGCTCCGTACCTAGGATTGGTAGTCCGTCAGCATTCTTCTCAGGTTCTACGACTTCGTTCCCACTTACTCGGTTGAGATGTGCGATGAAGTACTTCGCCTTCTCTTCGATCTCTTCGTCCGAGACGCTGAGATCTCCAGCAAGTTCCGTCGCGCGAGAATATACAGCCGAGGGATACCATTCGTTGAGAAGAACCTTACCAGCCGGAGTTTTGATGAAGGTGCCGACGCCTGGGAGAAAGTCCAGATCTTCGCACTTGTGAGTGTCCAAGTCAGAGAGAAACTTCTTGCTGGCGGAACCGGACTTATCGCCGTAGCGAGTGAGATAACGATCGAAGGCGGCGGGTGTGAGAATAATCTCGCGATCTTCGAGATTGTAGAACTTATCTTCCTTGGCGACGTAGACCCACTGGCGACATACGTGCTCAAAGGAGTCTACCGCCTCGGCGCGCTCCAGCTCTACGTCCGGATCTATTGGAGTAGAGTCGTCGTAGTCGCCAAGATCCCAGCCCGGAGATAATCCTGGAATCGTCTCAACTCGTACGATACGGATCTCGCGTGGTTTGAACTTCTGTCCCTGGAGAAGAAGTTGAATGCGACGAGATGCTTCTCTTCCCGGTGTGTCGTTGTCTGGCCAGATGACGACCTCTGCGTCCTGCCAGAACGCCTCGTCAGGAAGCCATAGATCGTGACTGCCCTTGACGCCGCTGTAGGAGAGAACCTTCCAGCGTTCGCCGAAGAGTTCCTGCGCCTTGTCCTTAGCCTTCTCGCCCTCCACGAAGAGAATACGAACCGTCGGGGTACCGTCGCCGAGCTGCTCGAGTCCGTATGGTGGTACGATCTTCTTAGCCCAATCCTTCTTCACCCAGCCGGAGTGTCCGCGATATGTGAGGGTGTAGACTTCCTTATTCGTATTACGGGAGTCTACACGATACTTGTACCCGAGAAGGGATCCGTCAACGTCACGAAAGGTCCAGTGCTCGCGAAGGATGCCGCGATCTTTTCGAAGCGGATCTGACTGTAGAACAAACTCCCAGTCTTGCTGGTCCTCCGGTATTGGAAATACGAGAGGATCGCCTTCCGAGGCAGCGAGAACCTTCTTGACTTCTTTGGCATCGAGATACTTCTCGTCAATGAGGAATTGGATCGCCTGTGCCGAGGAACACTTCATCGTCGCACAGACGAAGCCCACGAGCCCGTGGTGCGAGTCGTTCGCGGCCCAGTCGCCCCAGTGACCGTTCTGAAGATTGTAGTCGAAGCTGGAGCCTGCGCCACCCTCAACAGAGGCTAGCTTGAATCGTCCACCGTCTACTCGACCTTCTGGTCTAAGTCGCTGGAGTACTTCCTGCGTCTTGTTGCGGTTCTGGACAAAGAAGTCGTTGATGGACTTAACGTCCAGGGAGGACTTCAGAAAATCGGCAAACAGGCTCTCTGCCATGGAACTCCAGGCTCTCGTCAGACTAATAATCGCAGCCTGTCAACCCTAGCGCAAGTTAGGCCAAGATGCAAGCGCACAGGTGCAAATGAGTTGCGTCCGGAGCGCCAAGGTGCCATAAGGGCCAAAGCGCCCAAGGCGTTTTCTACAATAGCAAGGAGCAAGGCAGTGTTTAAGATTACCAAGATCCCCAAGCCGGACAATCTTCCGGCCAAGCGTGCGGGCGACTCCAAGTACCCGTTTGCTGACATGCAGGTCGGCGACAGCTTCGTCGTGCCCTACAGCGAGATGCGCGAGGGCGAGACGGCGGACAAGTTCCGCGAGCGCGTCTACAAGTCGGCTCGGGAGTACGCACGCAGAAACCGTAAGCCTGATGAAGATCGTATGGAGTTCACCGCCGCCGTCATGGAGAAGGACGACGAGTCGGAGGGCAAAGCGTTCGTGCAGGGCGACGTCGTCGTGTGGCGCGACAAGTAAGTTAGTCCAAAGCAAGCAAAGGAAGTACGAGTATGTATGCTGCGATTTTTGCCCACGCTGATCCAGAGCTCGGCCAGCGGAAGTTGATCTCTGTACCCGAGGCCATCGAGGCCAAGACGCCGGAGGAGGCCAAGAAGGAGGGACTTCTAGTTTTGAATGATCTGGCACCAGAGCATCGCGAGATCATGAAGCCCCTCTCCATCGTCGAGCTCAGCGAGGAGATGTTCTTCAGCATCGCTAACTGCGAGCGAATTCATCTGCCGATGGCGGGTGAGGATGGCCTGAACGACGACGAGTTGGAGTTCGTAGACGTCTCCAACGCGGTCTACTGGCAAAATCAGCCGTGGTGGTCGCGCTAAGCTCTATTGTCAACTGAACTGTCTCCTGCTAGCTGTGAGGGCTCTGCAGGAGACAGTCGGTGATCGATAACAAGACTCTGCAAACCTTCCTCAAGACCGAAGGTTTCTACACCGGAAACATTGACGGCATCTTCGGTCCGAAGAGCTACGCCGCTTCGCGAGCCGCGCTGAAGCAAGCCGGAGTAAACGCGACCTATTGGTCGAACTCACGAGTCTTCGTGGCTCTCAATCAGCTCTTTCTCAACAAAGTCAACGACGCTGGTCTCGTGATCGACGGTCTGTACGGCTCCAAGACCAGCGACGCTCTCTACATCTACAGCACTGTTCAACTTCGCGACGTGACGAACTTCTGGCCTCGTCAGACGGAAGTTCGTGCGAGAAACAGCATCTTCGGAGCTCCCGGCACGAACCAGACGATGGTCGAGCTTCCGTACATGATGTACGGTGACTACGATCGTAGGATCAAGGTCACTGCCTTTCAGGCGCACGCGAAGGTCGAGGCCTCTCTGAAGCGCATCTTTGGCCGAACACTCGATCACTACGGGCTGACACAGATCCGCAAGCTGAATCTGGACATCTTCTCCGGCTGCTACAACTATCGTGCGACGACGGGGAGCTCAACTCTCTCCATGCACGCATGGGGAATCGCGGTCGACATCGACGCGGCGCACAATCAGATGAATGAGGATAACGACGAAGCTGCGTTCGCATCCTCGATCTACGCACCCTTCATCGACTTCTGGGAAGACGAGGGCTGGGTGAATCTGGGCCGCGCCCGTAACTACGATTGGATGCACTTCCAAGCCGCGAGACTCTAGTGTCCGAGCTGGAGAAGGTTGACCAGTACTTCCACGTCGAGATGTGGAAGTACGAGTCGGGAAAGCTGGGATGGTCTCTCAAGAGCGCCAACGGAGAGTCTGTCGACAGAGCAGAGGCTTCTTATCTCGCCCTTGAGATGGCCGAGTGGCTGATGTCCAGCGACGGAAGTGAGATCATCGCGAGCGTCTTCCTGGAGAGCAACGGAGTAGTTCACGTTCGCAGGGCTCCGGGCCTCGACATCACACGTCGAGATTCTTACGTCTGGCTGAAGAGGCGTCTGCGAGCGTCGGTCTTGAGGTTCTGCGACACCTTCGCTCCTCCGGGAAGATTCTACGACTGGTGGAGTTCTGTCGAGTGGCTGTGGTATAAAGTCACGGGCCGTATGCAGCGCTCTCAGACACTGCCAGCGGCGGCGGCTACCCCTGTAGCCAGCGCCCCGCCGGAGAAGCTCTCTGAGGCATCTGAGGGCCTCGTGACTGGCTCCGCGCAGGCGGGTGGCAACGTGCTAGCTTTCCGCCGCACGCCACGGCCGAAGGAACCGTCTCTGTGATAGGGGCCTTCTACAACGACGCAATCATAGAAAAGGCTCAGGCGATTGTTGCCGAGGCGAAGATGCTGCCGAGCGCAGAACGGGACGACTACTGCCAGAAGCGCTGTGGTCTCAGCTTCGCTTATCTCAACAGAATCGGAACTTCTTTCAAGAAGCCGAGTGCACGGGTTCTGATGAATCTAGGCTATGAGGTCTACGCCAAGGATCTCGCAACCGGAGAAATGAGTCTCCTAGAGTTGGATGTTAAATGCGACTGGAATCCCTCCAACCCGAGAATGAATCCGAGTTCTACGCCTGTATTCGTAAGCTCACGCTCGGAGACTTCTACTACGAGCGAATAGAGCCCTCCAACGAGTCTGGCTTTCCCGACATCTACTTCGTCGCACGAGGTGCTGCTCTCAAGACCGAGGGTACGATAGAGTTGAAGCACTGCGACAGCAAGCTGCCGAATCTCTGTACCGCGATGAAGGGACCGCAGAAGCCTGCTCTTCTGGATTACTATGCGGCTGGCGGTACGAGGCGCTTTGCCTTATGCTACGCACAGGGTACAGCTTTCCTGTGGAACACTTACCACTTCGCAACCTCTCTTCGCACGGGAGGCGCTGGTTGGACTACGTTCTGTCGGTTAGATGACCCTAGATTTCGCGAGTGGCTAAGGAGGAATCTCACCCAATGAGCAGACGCTTCGACGCGATGGCGTCGGCCAAAATCTTCTCTGGCAGACCGGAGGATACGCCGAAGAACCTAGCGCTGATCAAATATCCGGCGCTGGCATCCATCAAGTACGACGGATGGCGAATGTTTGAGTACGCCGGAGAAGTCAAGCTTCGCTCGCTGAAGCCACCGAAGAACACGTGGACTCAGAAGGTCATGCGCGAGCTTTTCGCGGACGCAGCCAAGATAGGCGTGAAGGGTCTGGACGGCGAGGCCATCCCAGGAGATCCGTTCGACCACAACGCGATGCAGGCGTGTACCTCAGCATTCAATTGCAACCATCGTGAGGCACCGTTCGGCTTCTACGTGTTCGACTCGTATCAATACGCGGACAAGCCCTTCAGCGAGCGACTGAAGTACGCAACTGACGCTGTCTGGAAGCTTCGTGGCATGGGTTGGACTAAGCTGGAGGGAGCGCCGGTAGATATCCAGCCGGTGGAGCATGTGCTAGTCCGCAATCAGGAAGAGCTCTTCACTTACTACGACGGGATCATTGCTCGCGGACTTGAGGGCGTCATGGGTCGTCACCCGGATGCGCCGTACAAGTATGGTCGCAGCACCCTGCGAGAGTCGTGGCTCTGGGCGTTGAAACCCTACATGGACGCATGGGGAGTCATCGTCGGGTACGAGGAGATGCTGGAGAACCAGAATGAGCTCACCACAAACGAGCGGGGCTACGCCAGCCGAGCAGGGCTCAAGGAGAACATGGTCCCCAAGGGAACACTCGGCAAGTTCATCACTAGGTCTCCGGGCTTCACAGAGACGTTTGGCGTCGGAATGGGCGTCGGACTCACGTTCGACCTTCGGGATGAGGTCTGGGCTAATCGTCCTAAGTTCTTAGGCGGCTTCCTGAAGTACGAGTATCAGGAGGTCGGCGGCAAGATCAGGCCTCGTCAGCCGAAGTACATGGGGCTCGTGCAGGACAACGAGGTCCCGGCCGATCAGCTCGAGGCGCTGCTCGCAATTCGCCGCGAGGTCCTCGGTGCTTGAGGTCATTCCTCACGGGAACGGATGGCGCTGGCGCTGGATCAGCTTCTGCGGACGCACTCTTGTGGAGAGTTGGGAGATGATTCCCGACAGCTTGGAGTGCTTCGCCGCCGCGAAGAATTATCGGAACCAGTTTTGGTTCTTGTCCAATCAGATAGATCACAGACAGGCGCGCTGCGTCTAAAGGAGAAGAAGAATGCCGGTGGAAATTAACAGGACGCAGATCTACACTGCGAAGTACATCGACGATAACGGTCAGCTTATGTTCATGGACCTGACGGCGACTGGGATGACGGACGCCAAGGATCAGCTGAAGAAGAGGGGCATCCCGAACGAACAGGTCATCAACGTCTGGCGCAAGCTGTAGCCCTGTTCAACTGAGCTAGGCCGTGCTAACAGAGAATATTCGGCGGGAGACCTCTCATGCGAATTTCTCTTATAGTCGGCATCCTTCTGGCGACGACTGCCTGTACGACTGACACAGACTCGGTAGTTGCCGCAGCGAAGCCTGTGGTGAACTGTCCCAGCGGGTATATTCGTCAAGGGAACCATTGCGTCAAGCAGACTCCCACGCCGACGCCCGTCGCTCCTACAATCTCTATCTCGTCCGCCACGGCTGACGAGAACGAGGGGCAGCTCATCTTTCAGCTCAGCAGAACGGGTGACCTGACGAACATCTCGACCGTTCAGTTCACAGTCTCCGGCCAGACGGCTCTGGCGGGTTCGGACTTCGTTCCTCTCACCTCCAGCGTTCAGTTCGGTACTGGTGAGGCTGTGAAGAATCAGGTCGTCAGTCTCGTGAACGACGATGTGCCGGAGGGAACCGAAACCCTTCAGGCGACGATTACCGCGTCGTTGAACGCACAGATCGGCACCGGAAGCGCGATTGGTACGATTACAGACTCCGACGTTGCTCAACCGCCAGAGCCAACTCCTCCGCCGACGTTCGGTCCCCCAGACCAGACGGTGCAGGAGAGTGTCGGAAGCTTCCAGTACTTCGTGCCCAAGACCGGAGACAATGGTCTCTTGTCCATTGTTCACTACGAGATCAATCCGGGGCATGGGACAGCCGTGCCGGGAGTAGATTACGTGGCTTCCTCCGGCGATATCACGGTGCCAGCCGGTGCCACGGGATTCTACATTCCTGTGACTATCATCAACGATGCCGAGCATGAAGATCCAGAGAACTTCAACATCACCATCACCCCTGTGACAAACGCTCAGGTGAGCCGCTCAGGCATCATCACCATCGCTGACGATGATGCAGTTCCGGAACCGCCGCCCGAACCGACGCCATCCGGCTGGACGGTCGTGCCATTGAAGGGAGCGCAGTACGCGAGAGCTATGAAGCAGTGCACGCTTCAGGAGGGGCAAGTCATAAATCAGGGAGACGTTTTCACTCTTCTGCCGAATGCTTGGGGCTGGACGCCGTATCGTAGCGAGGCAGATGTGGATGTCTCGCCGAATCCTCATCCTGAGGGAGCGTATCTTCTCGTAGGCGTTCCGTACAACTCGACGGAGACGGTTGGTCTCTATCTGTTCAGCGACTGCCTGGAGGGACTAGCTCCGGCTCAGTAGGTACTCTGTGCTCTGCTCAAGAAGGCCGTTAGATTAAATCACCAGAAGTTTCGCGAAGTTGCTCTAGCGAGACTAGGGAAGGCTGAAGGCGCTGCCTATCAGCTTCACACTCGCGCGGGAATAGATCACAAAGCTATCTATCGTCTTATCAAAGGCGAGCGTCTCAAAGACTTCGAGACGATACTATCCATCGCGGAATATCTGGACATAAACATAGAGAAGTTCCTCCTGAAGAGACCGTGGTACGAGTTCCAGGTGGACAACGAGCTCGTCCGCGAGTTCTGCAAACTTCTAAGCGGAAACAACGCGCGAGAATTAAGCAAGATCCTAGGAGTGCATCACAAGACCGCGCACTCTCTTCTTCGTCTGGGAAAGGCGAACTACGCACTCCTGGAGAAGATCGCCGAGGCTTCTGGGACTTCACCCACGAACTTCCACATCAACTGGCGAAAGAGATGGTACGTGCACAGAGAGAATAAGGCGGCAGCGGAGAAGGGATTTCCCGTGTACAAGCAGAGCAGTCACGGCTTGCAGCACGAGGACGATTGTGGCACTATAAAGGCTAGCTGATGCCTGTCTACATCGACAAAGCAGAGAATGGATTTAGACGCATGAAGATGTGTCACATGATCGCTGATACGCCGGAGGAACTTCATCTCATGGCGAGCAGAATCGGCATGAGGCGAGAGTGGTTTCAGCCAAGATCCTTCCCACACTACGACGTGGCGAAGGGAAGACGAGTTCAGGCAATTGCCAACGGTGCGATTGAGTGTGATCGTAAGACCTTCATAGGTCACATGAGAAGGATAAGAGTAAGTGATTCCTTTTCTGACGCTAGACGATAAAGAGGTCGTCTACACCTGGGAGAACCCAGACGAGAAGAATACTGTTCGCATGTGGTGCGTCAATCGCATGGAGGACTGGTGCCGTGAGACGAATCGTCAGGTGTTCCACAGTCAGGTAGACTCTGACCGTGCTGAGTGGTTCATCGCCAATCGTGGAATCGAGCAGCACCGCATCGATCTACTTCTACAAAATCCAGAGCGCTGCCTTAATCCCTGCATGATGATGCGAATTAATCGAGGCACCGTTCTTGACAAGTTCGGCGCAGAACCGTGGGATCTAATGCTAGACGGACATCATCGTTACGTTGCTCTCGCCATCATGCAGATGCCAGCTTTCAAGCTCTGGCATCTCAGTGAGGAGGAGGCCAAACAGTTCGAGGTCTCCGGAGTCCCGCAGCCGAAGAATGGTCTCAACGTGTTCTCCTTCAGTGGATTGGGAATGGATCGATGATCATACCGGCAGAATACGAGTACGCAGGATTTCGCTACACGATTGATCAGCGTGAGGGGGATGGTCAGCTACGAGCTTATCCCCATGAGGGTCAGCATCCTGCGGCCAATAAGGAGAAACACCGCAGGGCAGCGGTGGAGTGCTTCATTCAAGATCACGGAGGAGGATAAGATGCGACGTAAGTTTCTGCTTGTGCTGGGACTTACCCTAGGGTATCCCACTGCTGCGGCGGCGCAGGACACTCTCCGTTTGCGAGAAGAGTGCACCCGTGATCGCTGCGTCTACTACCACGGCTCTCGTAGAGAGTTCTCGGTAGAGAAGGAATACGGTACTGATCGTCTCGTGCTGCGTAACGGCGAGCGAGACGTGGTAGCCAAGATTACGAGGGAGGATGATGGAACTCTCGAGGTTAAAAGAGCTGATCGGCGGCGGAAAGATCGCTAGCGTCACGTTCATCAAGAGATCGGACGGGACTGAGCGTAAGATGCTCTGCCGAACAGGAGTTCACAAAGGCATCACAGGAAAGGGTGCGGCCTACGACGCTGCGAGCAAGAATCTCTTGACCGTCTTCGACATGGAGAAGGAGGCGTTCAGAACCATTCCGGCGGAGAACGTCGTGGAGGTTACTGCTCGCAAACATCACTACACGTTTCGCGGCTAAACTGATGCTTGCTCAAAGAGGCGCGGCGCGGTACCAAGGGCCTAGGGCCACTTGCCCGCTCTTGCTGCTTGCCGCACAAGTTGAGGTTCCGTCGTTGAAGACCCCCGAGATGGCGGAACCTCATACGGAGTTCTAGAGTGAGAGCAATTCACATAAATCCGAATAATTCTACGATCACGGAAGTGTCGGCGGACTGGGCTGATCTAGCACAGATCCAGGAGTTCATTAAGGAGCCGGTGCTGGGGCACATCACTTTCCAGAGTGTTCTCCCAGATCACGACGCCTTCGTTGATCTCTACGGGATTCAGAAGAAATTGAGGACGTGGTACTTCGCGAAGAGTATAATCTGGGGACCCACGCTCATCGTAGGTCGTCAAAGCGATGGTCGGCTGAAACCCGCCACAGCGTCTATTGACCTAGTGCGCCGGTACGTGCTGCTGTAGCTGTGGGATGCTGCTCGAGGAGCTGTTTTGGAAGCTCTCTGAGCGTGCTGGCGGGCGGTACAGTGGGCTGGCCTACGGCCTAACCCACTGTAGATGCTCCAAAATTGCGTTATTTTACCCGAATCGTCCAACGGTCGTCAGCGAGATTCTCGTCGACGGCGAAGCGCATGTCAAGATAGCCGTAGCCACCGTCTCCCCACGAGACGTCCCAGCTATTCGCGAAGATGAGCACCTGCTCGGGGATGACGCTGTCCGGGAAGCCCATCGCGCGAAAGCGTTGTGCTGCCTCAGACTCGCGGAACTTAAGATCGTAGCCGCCGTACTGAAGAGCATGTCCGCCCTGGAGAGATTCTCCGGGCTGAGGATAGGAAATGATGCCGGTACGATCCGTGATCGAGGTGAACATCGAGTCGTAGCAGGAGATACCCATCACGAATCCATGCCCGCTGGCGATGACGGCGCACATCTCCTGCTGGCTGGGGCCGACGCGAAGATACTCGCCGAAGACTTTCCGCGAGGCATCCTTGTCGGCCTTGGCGCTGGGGTCGCGGAAGACGTTGTCGTCAACGTCGGGCCACAGCTTCTCGGTCGGAACGCCGTAGCTGGTCACGACCTTGGCTCCGTCGCGAATGTAGGCGCCAGCGTCGATCTCGGTCTCTCCGTTGATGCGACGCTCTTCGTAGTAGATGGCGAGTGCTGACTGCGGTGTCAGCTTCCGCTCGCGAGCAGCTTCCCGAGACCAAGCCTGACCAGTACAGCTTCCGATATTGCGTTGGTTCTTGATCTCAAGCTTGCGGAATCGTGGAGCCTCGTGTCGAACGGGGAGAGGTTGTGAAAGCTCCACCTGTCCGTGCGCCGACGCGCTGTAGCGATGATCTCGGAAGTCGGGTAGATCTGGACGCCAGCCGAGGCCACGGTTGCTTTCTGAGTGAAGAACACATTTCATTGGCGTTACTCCGCTGCGATAGGAGTGGTGCGCTCGACAATCTCGCAGATGTTGCCGACGCAGGCAAATTCTCGTGTTCCTTCTACGGTGTCGATACCCTTCTCGTAAAGTTCCAGCTGAGTCCAGTCAATGTCGTCCGGAATCTCGGCTGCAAGCATCTCGTACGTTGCTTTGTCGATAGTCTCGTACGGAAGTTGAGTATAGGTGCTGCTCGCCTCAAAGTGCGGCAGGAAGCTGACGCCGGCGAGAAGGTCGAAGTTCTTGTAGACCCATCCACCGACCTCGGGCCACTCGTGCTCCTTGACGGAGATGGTGCAGCTGACTGCATGCTCAGACCAGTTGAGATTGTACGTCCTGACCAGCTCCAGATGCTCGATGGCTGTGATCTGATCGCGAGTGACCGTCGTGCTTCCCAGACGCATCGGGAAGCTGAAGACTGTCATATCCTGCGGCTTGGCGTCGTGCGGCTCGTTTGGAATTCCCGCGTCGCCCATGAACCGTGTAACCGGATCCTTGTTATCCTGCGAGATGCGACGAATGTAGTACGCAGCATGACCTTGGTGAATCCCCGAGGGGCAGTTCACGAGCTGGCTGACCGTTCCACTCGGCTTGATGGTCGTCACAGCGACGCTGGGATTAATCCCAATTTCGCTGGCCGCGACGCGATTAGCTTTGATGGCCGTCTGCTTCATGTGCTGAAGATTGTTCGCCAGCTTGTCCAGACCTTGCTCGCCGCGCATGAGAGCATTGTCGTAAATGCCGGTCAGGCTGACGCCGAGGAGACGCTCCTCCAGGGCATTCTTCGCCCAATCCGGTTCTACGAAGTTGTAGCGCGTCTGGGTAGACTGCCAAGTTCCGATGATGGCCGCGAGACGAATCTTCTCGCGAATATCCTTGGCGCTATCGTTCTCGCGAATTACCGCCTCCGAAAGATTGCAGAGGCCACGGGGCCGCAGAATAATCTCGCCGCACGGATTGGTGCCGAACTCATAGTTGTGGTCGCGACGCCCCAAGCGCTGAATCTTCTCGATCGCGCCGTAGCGATTGAAGATGCCGCGCTCGCCGCTGTTGGACTTGAAGATGCTGAGCCACTCTTCCATGAAGGCTCCGACCTCGGGCTTCTCGGTGTAGGCGACCGAGTTGTTGGAGAGAGCAAGATGAGGCTTCTCGTTACTCCAGTTGCCCGACTTGGCATCGCGCATACGAAGATCGGAGAGATTGCTCAGACTGATCTCCGCACTGCGACGAACGCCGCCGACTACAACGACCTCGCCGATCTTGGTGCAGATCTCATGGACTTCCAGGGAGTTAAGTTTACGTCCCGAGGCGTCCTTGAACATCTTGATGGTAAAATCAAACAGTTGTAGCAGGGGCTTGGGGCCGCTGGCCCGTCCTCCGAACGTCTTCAGACGCTCCCCAGCCTTCCTGACTAGGCTGGTGTTTACCCTAGGCACCCTGCCGCCGTACAGGTGTCTGATGAGCTCCTCGTAGGCCTCGGCCCAACCGCGCTTGCTGTCGCCGACTACAATCTCGTCCTGAACGTCGGAGAACTCGTTCGGCACTTCCGGAAGCTGCTTGATGATCTGCCGCTCGACGCTGAAGCCCACGCCCGTTCCGCACATCAAGATGTACAAAACTTCTGCGAAGGCTCTCGGGCGATCGATTGGGAGATAGGCGCAGTTGAAGCCAGAGATATTCTCTCGGCGAAGAGCCTCCCCCGCCGTCATCATCGCCCGCATGGACGGCATCACGTGCAGATTGGAGACCGCGTCCTCCAGCTCGGAGCGAAGAGTTCGTGGAACGACGTAGTTGTGATGCTCGGCGAGATCTTGCTCGAAGTAGTCGAAGTAGCGAGAGACGGTTTCATCCCAGTCCTCCCGCCTGCCGTACTCGTCTAAGAATCTTGCGTAACGCGACTTGTGAATGAAGTTCTGATACGGCGTCGGGAGCTGCTTCTGAAGCATCCGTCTAATTCCTCTTGTTTGCTCGCCAAGGGTACCAGCCTAGCCGGTTTTGCCCTCTAAAGACAAGCACTTACGCCCCAACGAGAGGCCGCACCCCGCGCCGAACATTTCTCTCCGAGAAGTGGTTAATCATTTGTGAGAATGCGTCGGGAATATCGTCGTGGACAGCAGCGGGAAATGTGAGGAGCTCCTCGAGGAACTGAGGAACCCAGTCGGCCCGCTTCGGGAGAAGAACACGCTTGGCCTCCATCGCTGGAATAGCGAGTTCAAAACGCATCTCCTTGTCGCCGAGCTTCTGCGGCGCGATGGGGATGATGTTCTGCCCAGAGTTGCGAAGAACCTGAATCAGCGAAGTTCCGGTGCCCTTGTTCTCGATGAGAACTGCGTGAGCCTGATGCTGATAGTTGAAGTAGGGAATGTCGCGCATCAGAGTGTGAAACTCTGCCTGCTTGCGATACATTCCCCGCATCCAGAAGCGGCGGCTCTTGAGACCCATAGCGGCGGCTAGACCCACCGTGAAGTCCGAGCGCTCGTTAGCAGTTCCGGCAGTATCCCACGACACCACGTTCATGAGTGGCTCGTCAGTGGGAAGACGATCGTAGTACTCGAACCAGTCGGCCTTGACCTCGCCGGTCTCGGCGGGACGCGGATGCTGCTGATACAGAGCGTTCCACTCGTCGAGATTGCCGTCGGCGGACATACCGCCCTTGATCTCCATGAGCTTGTCCGAGGGATACATGTCCGGCCACAGAGCATCGCCGTACTTGCGACCAAGCTCCATCTCTAACGGCAGGGTGGGATCCTCGCACAGCGCCGGAAGGCTAATCAGTTCGAAGGGTTCAATCTCTCCGGCAGCCGACTTCTTCAGAACCTCGCCGGTGAGATCATCCTCGTGCCAGCGGGTAGCGATGATGACGATGACACCGCCGGGAAGAAGTCGCGGAACCACGTCGACGAAGAACCACTCGGAGATCTTCTTCCTCTCAGTGGCGGAGTAGGCTACCAGCTTGGACTTGTACGGGTCGTCCACCAAGATCAAGTTCGCGCGGCGACCGACGACAGTTCCGCCGACGCCGGTGGTGTAGTACTCGCCTCCAGCCGTGGTGTCCCATCTGTCCTTGGCTCGGGTGTCCGGACTGATCTGAATCTCGAACAGACGCCGATACATCTCGTTGTTGATGAGATTCCTGACCTTCGCACCGATCTCAGCCGCGAACGGCTGCGTGTGCGAGGCGGCGATGATCTTATCCTTCGGCTTGTTGCCGAGCCAGAAGGCCGGAAAGTTGTGAGAAGAGTAGACGGACTTCGCGTGTGCCGGAGGCATCGCGATGATGAGACGCTTCTTCTGTCCGCGAAGAGCGGCGTCAAGAGCACGGCAGACGATGAGGTGATGCGGAGCCGGAGTATGAATGCCTTCAGTCACATAGGGAACGAAGTTCTCCATGTGGATCTTCGCCTCCTCGCGGCGAAGCAGTTCTCGGATTAGGACTTCTTCATCTAGGCTCATATCTGATCGTCGTCGTCCAACGCCGCCTGACCCTCGAGAGATCCAGGCTCGGGAGGAGGAAGAGCATTCGGATCGGTGATGCTTGCCCCGATGAATTTAGCGAGACGACGCCTCAGCTCCTCGCTGGAGAGTTTGGTGGCGTCAATCGGCTTACCGTCGTCAGCAGGATCATCCAGCTTCTTGGGGTCGTAGTGTCCCGCCGCCTTTCCTCGCTGCGTCTCGGCTGCCAGAGCAACCTTGTAGTTCTCGTCATCCATTGCCGCGTCACGAATCTTCGCGAGCTGCTTCATGTGATCTTCCAGCGTGCAGCTGACGACAGTCATCCGCTCCATCTTGACGATGTAGCTCCTCACCATCGGATGCATGACGATATTGAGATCGAAGCGATCTACGCCGAGCTTTCGCGCCATGCGCGTAGGATCTCGGTCACACAGAACGAAGGCCTCGGCGACCTGAAGAGCAAGCTCCTCGGTAAGTTCGTTAACGGAGAATGCGGTAGAGCTCATACGTTGCTCTCGCATCGGCCATAGCGTCGTGAGCGCCGGAGAAGCCCTTGGAGTCTACCAAGATCTGGTAAGCCTCCTGAAGAGAGGGCCACTTGTAGGTTCCAGGACGCTTCGGATTGGGAAGCTTGCAGTGCTCCACCGCCGACTTCATGGTGCAGAACCGAGGCTTCTTGAGATTAGCTCCCTTTCCGCCCTCGCGCATCATGGCGGTCATCATCATATTGACGTCAAAGTCGATGTTGTGACCAACCAGCTCGTCCGCCTTCGCGGCCATGCTGTCCAGGAGCTGACAGGCGCGGAGACGGCTTACTCCAACTCGCGCGGTCAGAGCGCGATCGATGCGATGAACTTCGTACGCGGCGTCGGGAATCTCGGTGTCGGCGTGAATGAACAAATTGACTGCGCTGTAGATTCTCTCCTTATCGCAGAGCATAGCACAGAGCTGGACTACGTCCGGCTGATGATCGGCCCCAGCCGGAGCGCGATAGTCGTAGATGCCGGTGGTTTCGGTGTCAAACAGACACGCGAGCATGAGTACTCTCTTCCTAGTCTGATCAGTCTAGACTAGTGAGCTCTAGCTCAGCACAGCTCGCTGGACAAGTTTTATTTTAGAGAGGAAGCGGGAGCTACGACACTGTGCGCCAAGAGTGAATCCCTGCACTCAAGTTCCTCGCGGGACGAGGAAAGCTCCCGGGCCTCCCATCGTGGTCATGTGCGGGGCTAGACACACGACGAGAGAAGAAGAGAGAAGGCCCTAGAGGTACCGCTTCCTACTGCGTCGCCGAGGCTTCGCGGAAGTTTCCCTCCAGGGCCGGTTCGAGAGCGGAGGATGCATTTCCTTCAGCCGAAGCTTCCGGAGGACTATTCTGCAGAGCGCAGCTAGTGCGCTCCCAAACCCTCGCCATTGTCCATCGCGGCTCCGTAAGAAACGCTCAATCCCTGTTACAGGAGAGTGACCGAGGTCCACGCTTCAAACTTCAATGCCTTGCTCTCTTGCAGAGTATTCGAGTTCCCGTCAGAAGTCCGCGAGGAAAACATCGGGAGGCTTGTGATGCGCTCTGCCAGCGCCGCCTAGGGCCTAGGTGCCACGGCGCTGCTCGCGCGGCAAGCACAAAATGCTCAGGAACCGCATCCAGGGACTTCTCTCACAGCAACGCCAGTCCAGCGCTGGTCGTTAATCTCGAAGGTGAACGTCTTGTCAGTGTCAGCCGCCTCGGCGAGCTCACGCCACGAAGGAGTCGCGTGTTCTAGAGGTCCGTCTATCTCGAAGGAACCGGCTAGCTGGTTCCCAGGAGCTATGAGACGGAAGCGCCTCATAGCTCTTGCCAGATGATCTGGCCTCCTCGATCCAGTCGTCGAGTCAGAGCCTCGATAACTTCCCTCTTATCATCAGTTCGCATCTTGAATTCCATGAACTGACGAGCTTCGGAAGAGATCACGATCATCTTAAATCTGAAACCCTCCCAGCGTTGCAGAACGAATCCTATGTATAGAGATCCTTCGCGGTAGTCGTCAGAAGTTTCGTAAAGTCGCTTCTGCATATCTCTCGCAGAAGCTGCCGTTCCGCATACGAAAGCCACTTGATCTCTAAACATTGTGCTCCCAGCCCAGCAGTTCGTAGAACATGCCTCGCGTCGACTGATCGTGAAGATTGTAGATGGGAATCTTCCTATCCTCAGCGATGCGCAGCGCCTGACCTGTTCCGCCGGAGGACTTCCCATCCTTCGTCCAGCAGACTACAAACTTCACCGTCGAGTGACAATCAGCACCGAGGACTTGGAAGGTGTTGCGAATGTGCATCTTCTTCGCACCCTCGGAACACGCGGCCCAATTCGGGTGATATTTCTCGGCCAGACTGCGAGCCTCGCCAAGAGCTAGGTTCTTCTCGGGAATCGTCATTCGCTTTCCGTTGAAGCCGTCCCACGGCAGAAAGATCTCCATTAGGGACATCACGGGAGTTCCCAGCTCGAAAGCGGTATCCGCTCCCTCAGCTCCGCCGCTCCGAAGAGTGTAGCCCCTCTCGTACAGGTACAGAGCGATGCCGCGCATCAGCCCCTGAATACTCTCGGGAGTCTCTCGACTACCGATGCCCGCGTACGGAGAATACTCAGTCGCTACTGGGAATAAGTCGCTCATCTGCCCTCGCGTGAAGATAACGTGTGAATCGTTGCATATCCCAGACGTGCGTACTAGCGTCAGACTCGCTCGCAGCATAATATTCATTCATACCATCCTCGTAGATGGCGATCACGATTACTCTACCAAAGGGATTCTGTTCGTGTTCCTCAAGCGCCTGTCGCAGAACTCTGTCCACCGGCACGGGAAGCTTAGTCTCACCAGTGAAGGTCAGTACGTCTGCGGCCATTCGTCTGCCTCCTTAGAGAGCTTTTGCAACTCGGCTTTCTCTTCCTCGGAGAATCCTTTGCCGAGATATCCGAGGAAGTAGATTCCTTCCTGTTCGCCTATGTGAGCCATGTACTTTACGAGAAGTTCACGATAGTCCATACTACCTCACTAAGTCGCAGTGGTGAGAGGCTCGCGTGATGGCTGTGTATAGCCAACGGTCGTGACCGTCTCCCGGCCAGTCGTCGCAGACGATAATCTGCTTCCACTCGGAGCCTTGGGACTGATGGCAGGTAATCGCGTAGCCCCACCAGAACTTACCGAACTGATCATCGAGGAAATCAGTCTGCGAACGTCCACTGAAGCCACGAGTCCAGGCGTCCACGTTATTGATGACACGACCATAGGGATCCTCAATGTCCATTCGAGTGACTGTGCCAGAACGGGTCAGTTCGCTGCGACGAACGGTGTAGAGCTCACCGTTCATAATACCGCGCTTCTTGTCGTTGAAGACCGCTACGATCTTTTCGCCAGCTTGCGGATGGGCTGTGCTGTGACCCAGCTTATTTCGCACGAAACGACATAGACGTTCTCTCGTCTTGTGCGTTCCGCAGATAATTTGGTCAGTCTCCACCCAAGCAGAGTCGGCGAGCGTATTGCGAGGATGGATTGAGAGGGATTCGTTTCGAGCAATCTGGCCTCCCTTGCGAAGCTTCTCGCCAGCCAGAGGAATTCCCGCGCCGACGCCCTTCTGCCGCTCGATGCGAGTCAAGACGGTCTGCGGCTTGAGATTGTGCCAGAACGGCTTGGCCTTCACAGGCGGAAGCTGGAAGGGATCACCGACCATGATGACGGGTATGCCGAACGACATAATGTCCTTGCCGATGGCCTCGTTGACCATAGAGGACTCGTCCACCATGATGAGCGAGTACTTCTCGATGAGCTCCATCGGCTCCTTCTTGCGAACCGGCAGATCCTCGGCCATCAGATCACGAATATTCTGCTTGTGCTGAGTCATGCGCTCAGCCTTGATCTTGTCGAAGACGTCTTGTCTGGCGAGAGGATCGGCAGGCAGCTCCAAGCCCTCGAACTTCAGGATGGTTTCCTCGCGCTCGGAGCAGAAGGTCTTGAACTCCTGCTCGTCGAAGGCCAGACCGTCACGCTCAAGGAGCTCGTCGTACTCCTGACGAAGATCTTGCCCAGACTGAACAATGAGAGCCTCGCTGAGTTGGTTGAAGCTCTTGGCCTCCTCCCACATTCGCAGACGCTCGCGCTGGAAGTTAATCTCTTCCGACACCGTGATGTAGATCAGTTTGTGAATGGTCTGGGTGAAGAGACCAGTCTTGTTGGCGAGAACCTTCGCGGCGCGATTTGTCGGAGCGCAGAGAGCTATGCGAGACAGCGGGATTCTAAGGCGCTGCATAAGAATGCGAAGAAGAGTAGTCTTCCCAGTTCCGGCGTAGCCCTGAAGAATGTAGGGAACCTCGGCGCAGCGTCCGGCCTGCACCGCACGAACGATGTCGTCGACCGCAGCCTTCTGCTGATCATTGAGATCTTCGTACGTTAGCTCGCGCACAGCCGAGGGAGCGGATACTTCTGCGACAGCGTTCACGGTACCGGCCACACGTACTCGAGATCGGGAGACTCCGTCCAGCCGAACTGTCCGTAGTGCTTAGGGTCTTTGCGGAGAAGATTGCTGCGATGGCTAGCGTGAAAAGCCTCGTCACCGAGCCAAGGTGGATCGGGGTAGTGGTCGCCGACTTGTGATGGATTGATTGCCTGTATCGTATTCTTGTAGCCCCGCTGAATCCATTCCTGGATCATGACGAGCTGGTACTCGGCGAGAGCCATCTCGTAGCCACGCCACATCTTCGCAGCGGGATGATTCTGCCAACCGGCCTTACTGTCGGGGGTCGCTACGAGAACCCCGTCCTGAATCTCGTAGTGAAGCGCGCTGAGGAGCTGCCTACACTCAACGCGCTGCTTGCCGAGCCGACGATAGTCTAAGACTTGCGCCGAGGCCGTGAAGCTACGAAAGGGTAGAAATGTCTGCATAAGCCTCCTTATAGGGTCGCACCCACTCGGGGAAATTCTTAAGCATACTAGCAAAGCCTAGTTCCTCGAGCAAGCTCTTTACTGATCGCTCGTCAAACCGACCGCAGTCCGCCTGTAGGTTAGGAATCTCCTTAACGTCCCGAAGTTCAATCAGCTTACGGTTTCTGACGTACAGAGGGTCTCCGGCGAAGAAAGTCTCGAGTCGTTCCTGAAGAACAGGTCCGACTGACATACCAAGAAGGTACTTCTTCACGGTGATCTCGCCGACGCCCTCGAGACCGTTGATTCTGTCAACTCCGTCGCCCATCGCGCAGAGACCTTGAACTAGGTGCTCAGGACTATTCCATCCAGTGAGTTCCGCGAAGTTGTGCGTCGTGACGAGCTTCTTCTCGGCCTTGCGTCCTGCGATCTGGCATCGCGTGTAGACGGAGACTCCATCACGTACGAGTTGCAGCCAGTCCTTGTCATTACTGACCAGAATCGCTACGCCGAGTGTGTTCGCCAGCATGGCTCCGACGTCGTCAGCCTCGTGGTCCTCGGCCCACACCTGATCAGCACCGATGACGCGAAGGAAACGCTTCACGTCCTCCATCATCTTCGCCTTGTCCTCGTTCATAGAGGAGGGGCGGTCGGCCTTGTATCCAGGATGAAGCTCTAGTCGCTTCTTCGACTTGCGATCCCAGCAGACAAAGATTCCCTTGGGGCCGAATTTCTTGACTGCTGAGGTCAGAGAGACGACGAACGAGTACGTATAGCCATTCGTCAATCTCGCCGCTGGTCCAGCGGTGGAGTGGAAGACGGAGAGTCCGTCTACTACGAGAGCAGGTCGCTGCACATCAAGCCCTTTCTAAGCGCTCCTAAGCTAACAGGCGGCGCAAACCTCACCTGCCTGTGCTACCAAAGCCACCGACGCCCCTGCGAGTTTCTGAGAGCTCTACCGTAGGCTCAAAATGCGCCCGCACCGTGGGCCTAAACACAGCTTGGGCCACGCGGTCTCCCTTGGCAATATTCAACACACTCTTGCCGAGATTGATCATGATTACATTCCACTCGCCGCGATAGTCTGCGTCTATCACTCCAGTGACGACGACGGCACCCTTGAGAGCCATGCCGGAGCGGGACTCGATTCGGCAGTGAATGTCGGGATGCAGAGCGGTCGCAAAGCCGAGTGGGATCTTCGTGATCTCGCCAACATGAATCGTCACATCTTCAACGGCGACTAAGTCGTAGCCCGCCGCCTGAATAGACCCCTTCTTCGGAATTATCACACCCTCGCGCAACGGAGTGATGTTGACGGGAAAGACTGACAGATCCTCGTAGCGATACTCTTCCGAGAGAATTCCCTCTCCGGGAACGATACCAGACTCAGCCATTATAGTGCTCCTTCTAGAAACTTCTTATAGTTCTCTGCACCGGCCTTCTCCTGGGACGCCTCACCCCAATTCCGGCCAGACGCGACGTCGATCTTGATGGGAATCGTCAGCTCCATCGCGGTCTCCATGATTTCCTGCACGCGATGAACTTCCTTCACAGAGGCGGAGCTGATGTCAATTTCATCGTGCACGGTTCCCATCGGAAGAATACCCTCCCGATACATGTCCCGCAGCGCGAGCTTCGTCATATCCGCGGCGCTGCCCTGAATAAGTCGGTTGAGAGCTTTGTTCAGGAATTTGTACGTGCGACCGTCGTCTTCCTTCGGGAAGCGGAATCGTCGTCCGATGGGCGTCCTGATGTAACCCTTCTGCTTGACTGCGTTCTGGGCCTTTCGCGCGAGCTGCTTGATGAACGGCGCAGCCTCGTCGAAGACAGCCATCAGCTCCTGAGCCTCGGGGCCTGCCTTGAGATATTGAAACTCCTGATCTCCCTTCATGAAGGAGGCCTCGGTGTACGGAAGACCTAGGGAGAGTGCCAGCTTTCCGCCACCCATCCCGTAGGCCACGCCGAGATTAATTATCTTCGCCTTCTTGCGATACTTGGGATCAGACCACTCCTGAAGAAGCGAGGCCACGTTCTTGCGCGTCTCGTCGTGTAAGTCGGTGTAAGGATTCTGCCTAAAGCGCTCGGCCATCTCGAACGCCTTGTGACAGCCGGTGACCTCGGCGAAGTGAACCGTCAGGCGAGGCTCCTGCGAGGAGTAGTCCATGACGTGACAGAACTCACCCTCCTCGGGTAAGATCATGCTGCGAACCATCAGTCCGAGCTCAGGATCTTTCTCGGGAGAGGGAAAGTTCTGGAAGTTCGGCTGCGAGGAACTGAACCGGCCCGACAGCGCGCCCTTGACGCCAGCCTTCAGCTCCTTGCCCAGAACGCCGCCAGACTCGTCGTCCTTCTTCAGAGGATTGAAGTTCGGGAAGATGCGTCCACCTTCCTGCAAGTTCAAGAGATTGTTTTCTAGGAAGGTGGATCTGATGTTGTTCGTCTTACGACCACGAAGAATAGCGTCTGAGACGGGGTGCTGTAGCGAGCGCAGCCAGTCAGCAGTGATACTCGGCTGCTCGGTTTTCTCGGTAAGACCGTACTTGATGCCGAGCTTGTCGAAGATGCGAGAGAGTTCATTAGCATTGTCCCAGCTACCGACTGTGATGCCGGTCTTATCTCTGATGAACTTTCGAGCCTCGTCCTCCGCAGCTACGAGAATACGCTGCTGCACTTCTATGCCCGCGACGTCTACGCGAACACCGCGCATCCGCATGTCCACGAGCATTGGAATCAGATCACACTCGAGATGATAAACGTCCCAGAGGTTCTGCTCTTCCATGATGGGATTGTAGAAATCCCAGAGCTCTCTAGTGATCGCCACGTCCTCGCGACCATAGATGCCGACTACGTCTGGATGCACCCGCATGAGATGCATCTTGATGTTGTCAGCCTTCGTGTTCTTCACGCCGAGCTTCTTCGCAGCCTCGGCCAGCGCCCGCTCGTCCTTTCCTCGGCCGATGAGGTCTTTAGCCAGACGATCTAGCTGATAGTTCGGACGATGCTCGTCCACCAGTGGTGCCTGGAAGCTTACGTCCTCTATTCGCCCTCTGATCTTGATGCCCTCGGCCTGAAACCAGCCGACGTCGTACTGAGCGTGGAAGAAGATCTTCGGCTGGGAATCGTCCTTCGTCAGCTGCTGACTGAGCCAGGACTTAATCTTCACTGGATCTAGGTTCCCCTCCGTGTGACCAATCGGAAGGTACTCGTGAAAGTTGTCGGCGTGCACCGCGATGCCGATTATCTTGCCACCGTTCTGGCCCTCGCGAGAGTATGACCAGCCGGAGCCGCGGACTTTTAGAAGAGGGTCGTGAGTTTCGTTGTCTAGTGTGATCGGCCCATGCAACTCGGGCAGGTCACTGAACATATCCAGCATTGACGTCGGCTTTCGCTTACTGCGACTACCCTTCGGTCTCGGAGGGCTGTCCAGAAGCTCTTGTATAAAGCTTGTTTGTTCGCTGGACAAGGTTAAGCCGCCAGCGCCTGAGCCTTCTCGAGCAACAAGACCATGTGCTTGCGAGCTAGCTGGATGCACAGGGTCGAGTCCCACGTGCACAGATGTGAGATCGCAAGCTGTTCATCCCGGTCAGTAATGTCGTTCTGGTCGAAGAACATCTGGAGATCGCTGTAGGGTGCACGACCCGTCGGCTTGTAGTCGTACTCTGCTATGACTTCCAGAATCTTGTCGCAGTAGTGGACCCCCTTCTGCAAGTCTTCCAGACCATTCTTCTTGCGCCAGCGCGAGGCATACTTGGAGGCACAGCCCTCCAGATAGCCGATCTTGTTCTTGGCGATCAAGTCCCAGTGCTGGAACTTCGCGCCCTTGTAGTGAGATCCGCCGTGCTGAATTTCGTTGGCTGAAAGCTTCTTGTCGGGGTCGGGATTTATGAGAGTTGCGTCAGCCCGAGTGCAATCGCAGTATCCCCCGGATTGTCCGCAGCGAACACAGTTCCCAGGACGGCAGTTGTCATAATGTCCCATGTCTACTTCCTCGCCTCTCTCCAGTATGAGTCTATGTTGCGGCGCATCTCAACGATGCTGTCGAACACTCCGGGAATCGCCAGGAAGCGATCTCTGAACTGTTCTAGCACGAGGGTCATCTTGTCCCACGCCCGCTTGTAGTAGATCTCGGTGAACTTGTTGCCGAGCATGCGCTCCTGAATCATGCTGATGCAGAACTCCGCGCGATCACATAACTCGACCAAGCCCCACTGAACCTCGTCCACCGACTCAAGGAGCTGAAGCAAGGTGTCGGGGAGACGAGCCTTCATGTGGGCGCGCTCCATCCGATCCATCTCGGATTCCAGCACCGGATTACCCCACTTCACAGGTCCGGGCATGTCGCCCGTAGCCTTCTCTCCGAAGTCGTGGAGCTCGGCGGCGATTAGAAGCTGACGAGGCGCGTCAGGCCACAACATCAGAATGAGAAGAACGACTCCCCAAGTGTGCTGACTGACGAGATTAGACTCGATAGCCTCCATCGTGTGATAGCGCCTGACGGTGCCAGAGCGCCACGCCTCGACAAAGTCCATTACGCGGCCTTCCTCTTTTCTTTAGCTTTGTGAACCTTGTCCGTCAGCCAGCCGATGCAGGCGGAGCGGAGAGCCTCGGACTTGCACTCGTTGAGAATCTCGATAGCCAGATCTACACGAAGCTCGATGGGGGTGTCTAGGCCGATGCGTCGCTTCAGCTTGTAGATCTTGTATGCCTCGACGATCGGTTTGACAACTTTGTTCAGATACGTTCCCGCCTCGGAATCAGGCACGACGTGAGAGTTGACGAAGTTCTTCAGGGGATTCATGCCCAGGGTGAGACCGTACTCGCTCAGAGATCTGTCTTGCTCGGGCGATTCGAACCTATTCTTCAGGCCCTCGGAGAACTCGTCCATCCGCTGCCAGCAGCGCTTCGAGACGGGATTCTCCAGGTACAGGTGCATGTTCTTTGAGAACTGATAGTAGGTGCCGAGCGCTAGTCCGGCGTGATGCGCGATGTACTCATGCAGCATCGACATGTGAAACAGATTGCTTCCCATCGCGCCGTAGATTAAATCGTTGCTGCGATTGGTCACCGTCATGTCGAGGAAGTATCCGCCTGTGAAACCCTGTCCGGCAGGTCTCGTGTCGAACATGATGTTCTGGTTGCACGCGAAGTCCTTGCCGCTCGGCTTCTTCAACTCCTCGGGATCCCAGATCTGAAGGACGATGCGGCGATCCTCGGGATTCTTGCGAAGCTTGTCCACGACGTACTGGAGCTGGTCCATCTTGAAGTGGTGCCGCCAGCGAAAGCCGTAGGGTGCCGCGAAGGTCTTGCCGTCGTCGGAGTACTGCTTGAACTGCTCGTTGAAGAGATCAAGCGGGGCGACCGTGTTGAGACCTGCGAACATCCACATGGTCTCGATCAGATGAAAGAAGTGGTTGGCGTCGCGCACGGGATGATCTAGGACTCGCCGGCGAGGATTGGGGTACTCCAGGCACACCGGCTTGGGAAAGCGAATGACGGGGCCGTTGCGGCTGTCGGTGATGATGCCCTCGGTCCTGAGCGCCTGCATGACGCGGCCGAGTCCCTCGTTGGGACAATCAATCTCAAAACTGTACATCTATAGTCCTGTTCTAGTACCGTCGGGGTACACGCCGATTAAAGATCCGTCTGGCTGAAGCTGTGGCTCGAGATAGTGACGAACGCGTGTCTCGCACTCCACGAAGAAGCCGACGTCGTTGCGGAAGACCTTCTTCCGAGACCATGCGGGAATGCACGGAAAGTCGCCGTCACAGACCACGTAGCCACCTTCTCGGAGCTCCGTGAGTTTGATGTAGGTCCTTCCCTGCTTGTCCCGCATCAGGACCTCCGGAAGCTGGGATTGATGAACTGAGGATCGCGCGTCTGGTACGCCTTCTTCCACTGAACGCGGACGTCCTTGCGCTTGCCAGCGAAGCCTCCTGAGCCGGTCTTGGGTTCCTTCTCTACGACTTTGACCGACTTCGGATGAAGTTCCGCAAGGCGCTCAGCCGCCGCCGCCTGAGTCTCGCTAGTTCGGTAGTGGCTGAAGCCTCCTGGAGCTCCGCTTCCTTTGCACTGATCCCACGCAGCATCCGTGATAACGACGTTTTTCTCGCCTTTCTCGAATAGCGAAAGAACGACATGGTAGTCCTCCATCATGTCAACGTCGTCATAGCGAATTCCGTAGTGCCTCAGCGCCTCCGGCAGAACGCAGTGAACGGCGTTCATCCGCTCGATGTAGAGCATCTTCTCGGGATAAGCCCAGTTGTTGCCTTGTCGTGGGGACAGACCAGCGTGGACGAATGGTCCGGCGGTGACCTCGTTGTGAAGCCGCGCCATGATGCTCTCTACGTCCGTACCCGCCGGACGAAGATTGTGCGCCGAGGGATCCTTCCGCACGAAGAAGGCTAGATCGTCGTCAAGCATGATTACCGGCTCACCCCGTCTAGCAAGCTCGTCGACAATCCACTGCCGCACAGCGGCCAACCGCACAGGGGGCCGCGCCACCGCTGTTCGACGAGCAGCTCGATGGGCCTCGACCTCCTCCGGTGGGCA